GGCAGATGACTTAATAGAGCGAGCTAAACAGATATACTTACCGCTTAAAGCACACTGGCAAGACCAGAAAAAACAGTTCACTTTCCTTAATGGCGCTCGGTTAAGGTTTAGGCCACTAGCCGATGATAGTGACGCTGAGAAGTATCAGGGTCAAAACCTAAGCGATTGCGCTATTGAGGAGGCTGGTAACTACGCTGATCCAGCTCCTATATGGAAACTCTTTGGAGCGTTACGAGGTAAAGGTGGGGGCCAGATCATACTCACGTTTAACCCAGGTGGTATAGGTCATAGCTGGCTTAAAGAGTTGTTTATTAGGCCAGCACCTAAAGGAATGAAGATTCTTAGGAAAGACTTACCTAATGGCGCTGGGTTTGATTACATCTATATCCCTAGTCGGGTACACGATAATCAAATACTGTTAGCTAAAGACCCTGAATATATTAACCGCTTGCACATGGTCGGTAGTCCAGAACTTGTGCGGGCATGGCTAGAAGGAGATTTTGAAATACATGAAGGCTCGTACTTTCCTGAATTTAGCAGCAAGCACATCGTTTCACCTTTTAATGTACCTAAACATTGGCCTCGGTACATTGGTTTCGATTGGGGCTTTCGTAGTCCTTTTGCCGCTGTATGGGGCGCTGTATCTAGTGGCCGTGATGACAAAGGAAACGAAGTCCCGTATCCGAAGGGAAGTATTATCATCTACCGAGAAATGTGGGGAAAAGGAGTCGATAACACAGAACAAGCTAATCGTATTGCCGCTGCCTCAGTCGGGGAAAACCTGGTTGCAGTAGCCGACCCATCCATTTTCAAACACGATGGTGGACCAAGCATAAACGACCAATTCACCCAAATCTTTGCTAAGTATAAACATCCCTCTTTCAAAGCTGCCGATAATGATCGACTATCGGGTTGGAGCCAAATCAGACAGAGGTTGGTTAATAAGCCCCCCCTGCTGTATATTTTTGCTACATGCCCGTATCTCATCCAGACACTTCCCGCTTTGGCGATAGACAAACGGAAGCCTGAAGATGCTGATAGTGCTGGAGATGATCACTGCTGCGACGCTTTAAGGTATCTCTGTAAAGAGCGCCTTATCGACAGTAAGTGGGAGCAACCAGCAGAGGTCTTTAATAAAGGTATCATCAGACTACAAGCTTATATCGCACAGATGCGACAACAGGCCGCTAGACCAAAAATATGAAGATTAAACCACTTGCTGAACGATTCTCTGGAGCATATTGGAAAAGTCAGATCAATCTGGCAAACGAGCGTCGCAAGAAGTTTATCGAGGCAGCAGAAGAGTCAATCCGCATCTATAACGCACAAAAAGATGTGGGTATCATGCGAGATACCGAACGAAGGCTAAACGTTTGGTGGTACTGCGTTAATACCCTTTTACCCGCTTATTACAGCTCTACACCCAAAGCAGAAGTTAATCTTAGAAAACGCTCAGGCGGTGTCATGCAAGAGGCATCCGCTGTAATCCTTGAGCGTAATATCCAATACCAAATGGACCAGGAGTTTAGCTTTGACCAAGTTGGGTACAACGCCGCTTTGCAGTTCCTACTCACAGGGCAAGCCGTCCTTTGGGCCAGATACGACTTTGAGATGGAAACAGAAGCCGCTGAGATGATTGTATTCCAGCAAGACGACGGCTCATACGTTGACGCAGAAGGGGAAGCCTTTGAAGGAGATCCCGCCACCCTTAAACCAGGACCAGGCAGAACCTTTATTGTATCCGTAGAAGTAGAAAAGAAAGACGATGAGTGCGCCATCCTAGAGGTGGTTCAGTACAATGATTACCTCTGCTCTGATGCTAGAAACGAGTCAGAAGTCGAGTGGCGTGGTAGACGAGCTTACCTAAGTCGCCCACAAGCTGAAAACCTATTTGGGCAAGAGATTGCCGACGGATTAAGCTATGACTCTTTCCCAGAAGCCATAAAGAAAGATTACAATCGTGACCGTGAAAAGTACGAAGGTAAAGCAGAAGTATACGAAATTTGGTGCGAAGAGACTGAAAAAGTCTACTGGATCCAAACTACTGGCGAAAAGCCGCTAATCCAAGAGTCAGAACCACCGATAGAGTTTGAGAAGTTTTATCCCTGTACCGTAATCGCTCAAAGCCAAGATCCAGACTCAGTTATCCCAGTTTCAGACTATAGCCATTGTAAAGACCAAATCCTTGAGATTGAACGACTTACTACCCGTATCCATGCCGTCACTCAGGCTATCAGAACTAACGCAGCATATGACTCTGCTATAGGCTCTCAAATTGAGCAGCTTATGATTGGCGACCTAAAGATGGTGCCAACTATCAACTGGCCGTCATACAAGTCCCGTGGTGGCTTGGCTAACTCTATTGAGTTCATGCCCATAGAGCCATTCGTGAACGCCCTACAAACCCTGCAAGCCGCACGTCAAACAGCACTTCAGCAACTTTATGAAACGCTAAAAGTATCTGACCTACTTCGAGGTACAAGCCAAGAGTACAAGACCGCTACAGCTAATAGACTGGAAAACGCTTGGTCATCCCTTGGGTTGATCGTTCGTCAGAACATGTTCACTAAGTTTATAAGCGATTCAATTGCCAATTTAGGTCAGATTGTGGCAAGCCAGTTTGATCAAAAGCGCATCATGAACACTGGCGATTCAGTGCAGGTGCTTTATCCCCTCTTGCCACCCCCACCTCCACCGCCAGAGATGGACCCCAACATTCCACCTGAGATGCAACCACCACCTCCTCAACCGCCAGATCCCATGATGCTTATCCAAGCTATGGAACAGCAGTTGATGCAATTTTATAGAAATGAGGATGAGTTCTGTTATCGTATCCAAATTGCGTCCGACTCAATGGTTGCCATCGACCAGGTGCAAGACCAGGCAGAAGGAGCACAACTTCTTAGCACTTGTGGTGAGTTCTTTAATCAAATGCGGTCACTTATTGAGCAATACCCACCGCTACTTGAGTTTAGTATCACCTTGTTCCAGAACATGATTAAGCGGTTTAAAGGAGGCAAAGAACTAGATGGTATCTTTACAAAAGCCCTTGGCCAGATTGGAGAGATTGCAAAAGCTAAAGAGGAAGCAGCGAAACAACCGCCACCCCCTGATCCGATTGTTCAGGAAATGCAGGGACGTATGCAAATCGCTCAACTCGAAGCTCAGGCTCGCATCCAAGCGACTCAAATGCAGATGCAAGATAGTCACGAAAAGAACTTGTTGTCATTCCAAGAAACACAACTAAAAGTTCAACGTGACAATGTTGAGGCACAACTAAAGATTCAGAAGCAACAGTTTGACGAATATCTTGCACAGCAAAATCTGGCTATTGCACAACAAGAAGCTCAAATAAAAGCTAATGCCGTACAAGTTGATATGCTAAAGGTTGAGGCACAAGCACAGTCGGCAGCAGATAAACACGCTATCCAGCAAGAGACTAACCGTATGAGTCAGTTGCTTGAGTTACAGAAACTTGAGCTAGACAATATGCGAGTTCGTTTAAGCGAGTCCGAGAAACTTATGGAAGAGCGTAGGTTGGCTAGTGAGCAACAACTAGAGCGCCTTAGAATGAGCATGGACCAGGCCACCAAGATGCCAGCAATTATGGGAATGGGTGGTATGACGGGACAGAGAAAATCTGGTAAGATTGTAACCGATGAAAACGGGAACCCAACTGCTATTGAAATAACTACACAGCCAGAAGTAAAAGTGCAACGAATTACTCTTGATGCTGAAGGCAATCCATCAGGAATTGAACTAAGTTAAGGAAAAGCATGGCAGATAATGTAGGATATACCCCTGGAACTGGCGCAACGGTTGCGGCTGATGAAATAAGCGGCGTATTGTATCAACGGGTAAAACCCGTAGTCGGAGCAGATGGTACGGCGGTGGATGTTTCAGCATCCAATCCGATGCCAATAACGATCCAGAGTGCTGCCGCCCCTGTAGATGTTAATGTTTTGGGCATTCCATTGGTGACCGTGGACGGTGCTGTCAATGTCAGCGGAAGTACGGTTGATGTAAGTGGAAGTTCCGTAGATGCAAATATTACAAATACTTCTATCCCAGTAACATCAGCAAGCGGCGCTATTTTTGATGTAAACGCCGTCGGAGAACTTATTGAATGTTTGGAGGCGATGCGGCAGTACCAGATATCGCTTAACCGAACTATTGGTATGCTTATGCCAGACACTTCTGGCCGTATGCGGGTACTGCTCGACGCCATCACCGCTAACTTAACTTTAACAACCGTAACCAACGTAACAACTTTAGCTCAGTTAGCCGGACAACCGGCAGCGGAAGTGGTGTATGGAGCGATGCACGTTGGCGCAGATTCCATTCGTAGAAATATATCAATAAGCTAAGGAATAGTTATGGCAATTACTAACGGCAATCGACCAATCGTAGACCTGAAACGATGGGACTTCTGTAATCCGTCTCCAGTGGCATCAGCTGCTGGTGTCTGCATGGCCGCACAGTTTAACAAAGAACAGTATGTATGTTTGTTGTCATCCACAACGGCGGCGTATTTATACTTAGCAAATGAAGATGCTTACGTTCAATTACCATCCCCTGGTATATCTGGAACTGCTGCTGGCGTTTGTATAACGGGACTTCCTTGGTCAACAGGATCAACTATCGGAGTAGCAGGACTAAACCCAACTGCTGGAACATCAACTACAATAACAACAAACCAGACGATTGTTAGATCACTAGCAGGTTATCAAATTCAGATTTTGGAGGGACCAGCCGCAGGAGACTTCAGAACGATTGCGTCAAACACTATTG